GGCGAAAATCCTAGTGGTCAGAGAATAGATGTTTTAGTAGAGAAATTAGTGATAATTATAGAAGATTTACAAAAGGGTGATAACAAATGATTCTATTCTTTAGTGGTGCATTCGCTACTGTTGGCTTACTCCTTATCTTAGGTGCAGGGTATCTCTTAGGACAAAAGTGTACACCAAAGCCAAATAGAGAGCAAACAACAGAGGAACAACACGAATTAGAAGAACAACGAAGGAAACAAAAAGAAATTGCAAAAGATTTCAATAATCTAATGGCATATGATGAAACAATCGCTTATGCACGTAAGAAGGTGAACTAATGGCAGACAAAACAAAAGCCTGGAAACTCTATGAGAGTGGAAAGAAATACAACAATCAATTAAAACCGAACTATTATGATATGGTTGATGCAAACTGGGCTTTCTTTAATGGAGATCAATGGCGAAATGTTGATGCTGAAAATATGCCCAAGCCTGTATTTAATATCATTCGTAGGGTTATTACATTCTTAGTGGCTTCATTAACGAGTAGTAAGGCGAAGATTCACTTTGAACCATTAACAGGTACAGAGGGAATAGATCAATTCGATGATAGTCAATTAGCCACTGCGCAAGTTAATAACTTGCTCGAGAAGTTTAAAATGGATATTAAGATTAAAGATGTGTTGTTCGATGCAGCCAATACTGGTGATGGAGCAGCACATTTTTATTTTGATATGAGCAAAAAACCGTATGGGAATGTAGTTAACTTGTCAAACGGTCAGCAAGTAACTGACATCAATGGTGAGATTTGCATGGAATTAGTTGATGGTTCGAACGTTTATTTCGGTAATGCAAATAGTGTTGATGTTCAATCGCAACCTTACATTATTGTGAGTGGTCGTGATACCGTTAAGAACCTTCAGAAAGAAAAGAAGTATTGGTCTAAGATGAAACAAGCTGAATCTGAAGTCCAAGAGGATAATACAACGACTGATGCTGCAGGAGATAATGGGAAAATTGAAGTAGATGCAGATGGCTATGGTAAAGCACAATGGATCATCATGTATGAAAAGAAAACAGTTATGATTGATGGACAAGAAGTTGAACGAGTATTCGCTAGTAAGAGTACTGAAAAGACTTATATCTATGAAGAACAACAAACAGACATGAGTAAATATCCTGTTGCATGGATGAACTGGGAACGTAGAAAGAACTCTTACCATGGTATTAGCCAATGTGGAGCGATTCTACCGAACCAAATCTTTATCAATCGTATGTTTGCAATGGTTATGTACCATCTAATGAACACAGCCTTTCCTAAAGCAGTGTATAACGCTGATTACGTACCTGAATGGAGCAATGAGATTGGTACAGCTATTCCTATTTATGGAACTGGTATAGAGCAAGATATTCGTAAAGTCGCAGGATACTTACAACCTGGCAATATGAGTGGTCAAATTGTACAAGTTCTCGAATTGGCGATAGAGAAGACAAAGGAAATGTTAGGGATTAACGACACTTCATTAGGTAACGTTAGACCAGATAATACGTCTGCTATTATCGCAGTACAAAAGAGTGCTGCCATTCCTTTGGAAAACCCTAAAGCGAATTTATACCAATGGATTGAGGATATTGGTGAGATTTTACTTGATATGATGGGTACTTATTATGGTGCTAGACCACTTCCAATGGATGTGAAAGTACCAAAAATTGACCCAATGACACAAGAACCACAAATGAATATTGATGGCTCGCCTGTAGAAGAAACACAAAAGCAGATCATCATGTTTGACTTCAGTAAATTGAAGGATACATGGTTAAATGTTCGTGCAGATGTTGGAGAATCTTCTTATTGGTCAGAGATTGCAGCACAACAAACACTAACCAATATGTTAGGTCAAGGCTATTTAGATGTTGTTCAGTTCTTAAAACGTGTACCTGATGAAATGATTCCTCAGAAACAGGAGTTAATCCAGGAACTAGAGTTAAAACAACAACAAATGGAAATGCAGCAACAACAACAAATGCAGATGCAACAAGCACAACAGATGCAACAGCAACAAGTTAATGCCGATCAACAAGCTCAACAAGAGCAAGTACAAGCAGAACAACGACAAGAAGAAATCAACTTGAAACATCGTGAGTTAGATATTAAAGAGAAACAAGCAAGTAAACAAGATAGTAAGAAGAAATAAAGCGTGTTGACTAACCACCATATTAGTTGATGCGCTTTTTATGTTGTGCCTAGCGCACCCGCACGATTGAGTGCAGTATTTTGACCTAGATAAGTCATTAAACTGTCTAATTCAAATATTCCCCAACCATAGGGAAAAGGAGAGTTACTATGTTAAAGCTTAATTTACAACTATTCTCGGCTGACGAGGATGCAATATTACCAGATGATTTCGAGGAAACTTTCGAATCTGACCTACCAGCAGATAACGAAACTCCTGAAATAGATACTACTGAAAGTGAGGAAACTCCTGCTGCAGAAGGTGAAGAAACTCTTTCAGAACAAGACCAACAATTATTTAACGTTAAATATAACAAAGAAGAAAAACAATTAACTCTTGAAGAAATGACAAAGTATGCTCAAATGGGCATGAATTACGACAAAGTACAAGGGCAATTACAAGAATTACAAAACGATCCAGGAAGAACATTCCTACAAGATTTAGCTAAAAACAACGGATTTGATAACGTAAATGATTTCATCAATGATTTCAAAGCAGCACAGGAACAGTCACGAATTGATGAGTTAATTCAACAGAACATTCCTGAAGAATATGCAAAGAAAATGATTGAGATGGAAAAGTTTCAACAACAATTCGAACAACAGCAACAACAAAAAGAACAAGAACAAAGAGAAATAGAAGAATTTAAAGGGTTAAATGAAGTATTCAGAGAGTTTAATGATCGTGATTTTAATCCAGACACAGACAGAATACCTGATGAAGTATTTCAAGTAGCTCAAGAAAATGGAGTACCTTTGAAATTTGCGTATGAGAGTTTCATGGCGAAACAACTAAAGCAACAACAACAGATTTACAAACAAAACGAACAAAACTTCAAGCGAAATGTTGGAACTTCTACGACACAACATGGAAGTGTACAAACAGAAGCAGAAGATGATTTCCTTGCAGGTTTTGATTCCTACAAATACTAAGGAGTGAATAACCAATGGCTATCAATTTAGCAGCGAAATACGCACAAAAAGTAGATGAAAGATTTTACCTTTCTTCATTAACAGAACAAACGGTACACCAAGATTATACATGGGAAGGTGTTAATGCCATCAATGTATACTCAATCGCAACAGCAGCAATGGCAAACTACACTCGCTCTGGTTCAGCTCGTTATGGTACAGCAGCAGAGTTAGACGACACAGTAGCGAACTACTTACTAACTCGTGACCGTTCATTCACATTCACAATTGACCGTGGAAATCACATTGATTCAATGATGGTTCGTGAGTCTGGTAAAGCATTAGCTCGCCAAGTAAACGAAGTAGTTGTACCTGAGATTGATATTTACCGTTTAACAAAATACGCAGCAGCAGCAACAGCTAACAGTGGAGATTCAGCAGCAACAGTAATCACTGCATCAAATGCTTATTCTTCATTATTAGATGGTGGTGTATACCTAGACAACAACAAAGTACCTCGTACTGGTCGTGTTGCTTATGTTAGACCATCATTCTACAAATTTATTAAACTAGATCCTTCATTCATGAAGTCTTCTGAAATTGCACAACAAAAATTAATCAATGGTCAAGTTGGTGAAGTTGATGGAGTAGCGATCGTAATGGTCCCAGATTCTTACTTACCAGCTAACCGTGAATTTATCTTAGTTCACAAGTCTGCAATGGTAGCTCCTAAGAAGTTACAAGACTACAAAACACATGACAACCCACCAGGAATCAACGGTTGGTTAGTTGAAGGTCGTATTTACTATGATGCGTTCGTATTAGATTCTCGTAAAAAAGCAGTATACGCACACAAAAACGCTTAATCTATAGGGGGATTCACGTATGATTATTTATAAAAAATATGTTCATGAAAATGGTGAACTATTAGTACAAGATGAAGTACAAGAAGCAGCTCTAATCAGCGAAGGCTTTAAATTTAAAGAGTTCGTTGATAAAGAGGGCAATAAAGTGAATGAAGAAGGTAAAAAGATCAAGTAATTAAGTAAGGGGGAGTGGTAGCAATACTATTCCCCCTTTTTTATTGTATAGGGGGTGCGATATGCCACAGGTATTAGGCACAGTCACAGAAGATAATGGAAGTGTAGTGACCAACTATTCAGGCACAGTAACGAATAGTGTACAAACATT